ATTGTCGTAAGAATGTTTTACGCAATTGATTAAATGGTTGGGGGGAGAAATCCCCCCTTCTTTTTTTATGGGGTTATAATGAGCGACATTATTAAAGCGAGATCTATTTTAAAGCTGGCTGCAAAGGAAAGCCAAAATGCTGATATTAAAAGTATGATTAATCATGCTGTATCTTTAATGCACAGAGAGAAGATCAAGCCCAACAAAGCTCCAAAAACATCCCAAAAAATCACTCCTTATATTAAGCAGAAAATTATGCATTACGTGGAGAATTTTCCACAAATGTCTAATCAGCAAATAGCAAACGAATTAAATATAAATCCTGGCAGAGTGACAGAAGCAATGCAAAGTTTTCAAAGGAAATTCTAATGGCGAGTAAAGTTGACATTGCTAATTTTGCATTAGTAAGCATTGGTGCAAAGAAAATTACATCAATGACCGAAAGCGTAAAAGAAGCCCAGGAAGTAAATCTGCGGTTTGATAGTGTACGAGATTTTGTATTTAGATCTCACCCTTGGAATTGTTTGACAAGCCGTGCAGCTTTATCCCAGGATAGTTCTACCCCGACTTTCGGTTATTCTTATCAATATATATTGCCGACAGATCCAGCTTGTTTGAAGGTTTTGGAATTTAATAACGGTTCATTAACCTGGCCGTATGATAATATGACAAACCAGGATGGCTCAAGATTATTTTCAATTGAGGGTAAAAAGCTTTTAACAAACGAAGCCACAGTTAAAATTGTTTATATCGGTCAAATCACTGATACAACACAATATGATGCTTCCCTGGTTGAAGTTTTAGCAGCTGCTATAGCAGCCGAAGTTTGCTATGCAATCACCGGATCTAACGGTTTAACTGACCGCGCAAAAGTAGATTATGAAAATAAACTGCGTAATGCACGTTTTGACGATGCGACAGAAGGATCAAATCAGAAAATCGAAGCTTCAGACTTCTTAGAGGCCAGAGTATAAATGGTAAAAGCAGCACCAGCTTTATCGGCTTTTGTAGCTGGGGAGTTAAGCCCAAAGCTAGAGGGCCGTGTTGAACTTGAAAAATACAGGCAAGGCTGTGCTGAACTAACGAATTTCATGGTTCTTCCTCAAGGTGGGGTAACACGTAGACCAGGAACACAATACCTGGGTGAAGTGAAAGCCAGTGCTAATTTCACCAGGCTTATTCCATTTCAGTTTAAAACGTCTGACACGTATATTTTAGAATTTGGCAATCAGATTATGCGTGTGTATCGCGCTGGCGGTCAAATCCTGGCTGGGTCGGCCAAAACCTTATCGGCCATGACTAATGCTAATCCTGGTGTTTTTACCACAAGTGCAAACCACAATTTGGAAAATGGGGATGAAATCTTTTTAAATATTTCTGGGATGGCTTCAACTTATTTACCCAATTTAAAAGACAGAAATTTTAGAATAGCGAATAAAACTAATACAACATTCACCCTGACGGATTTGCATGGAACGGCAATTAATACCACCAATGAAGGTACGTTTTCAGCTGGCGAAACTCAGACCGTTGATGAAATCTTTGAAGTAGCAACGCCTTATACGTCAGGTCAATTACCTGATGTTAAGTTTGCTCAATCAGCTGACACGATGTATTTGGTTCATCCAAGCCATGCGATTAGAACATTAACACGAAGCGCAAATAACAATTGGACATTTGCGACACCTACATTAACCAGTTCAAGCACATCATCAATTTTAAATTTAAATGCAAGCACAGATAATTACCCAAGTGTAGTAACATTCTTTGAACAAAGATTGGTTTTTGCTTCCACAAACAATAATCCGCAAAGTTTGTTTTTTTCTAAGAATGGTGCATATGAAGATTTTACTGTGGGTACAGATGATGATGATGCTTTAGTTTACACGATTGCGAGTAACCAGGTTAATAAAATAGAATGGCTTTCGGCCACAAGGGTCTTAGTCATTGGAACGTCTGGTGGTGAATATGTACTATCTACAAGCAGTGATAGTCCAGTAACGCCTACAACAACGCTCATTAGAAAATATAGTAATTATGGATCATCAACAATACCGCCAGTGCAAGTTGCGGATGTAACTTTATTTCTTCAAAGAAACAAAAGAAAAATCCGAGAATTTCGCTACGTTGGTGATGTCGATGAGAACGGCTATACGGCCCCTGACATGACCATATTAGCGGAGCATATTACTACTGGTGGCATTACGGATATGGCCTACCAGCAAGAGCCTGACAGCATTGTGTGGTGTTTAAGAGCCGATGGTACGATGCTTGGCATGACATACAGGCGAGAGGAGCAAGTTGTAGCCTGGCATAAGCATTTAATTGGTGGTGTAGTTGGAACCACAACGGTGACTGTGGGCAGTGTTACTTCTTCTTTTGGGGGCAATACAGTTACATTAACGAAAGGTGATGGCTCAAGTGTAACCTTTACAGCTGACCCTACAGGCACATCTTCAGCATCATCAACGCTACATTTTATTCCAGTTATTGGAAATAGTAATACTACGGCTACTAATTTAGCGACAACCATTAATAATCATGCTGATTTTACAGCGTCAGCAAGTTCAGCTGTAATAACAATTAAATCATCTATTGGCCAAGTTGTAACCGCAACATCTACTGGACAAAATAATACTATTTTAAGCTGCACATCACAAACAAATGCCGTTGTGGAAAGCATTGCAACTCTGCCAAGTGATAGCGGTGAAGATGAAGTTTATATGGTGGTTAAAAGAACGATCAATAGTTTAACAAAAAGATATGTAGAAAGGTTTAAACTTATTGATTTTGGAACCACGACAGAAGAAGGTTTTTTCTGTGATAGTGCTTTAACCTTTCCTGGGGTTGATACTTGGCCTACGCCAGTAGATTATTCAACGGCACGAACAACGGCTATGACAGGTCTGTATCATTTGGAAGGTCAGGTTATTTCAATTACGGCCAACGGTGCAGCCCATGACGTAAGAACGGTAAGTTCTGGCGCGGTTACTTTAAGCTATGATAGCAGCTTGGCGGTTATGGGTTTAGGTTATGTTAGCCGTATGCAGACACTACGATTAGAAAGCGGTTCAGCTGATGGAACATCACAAGGTAAGCCAAAAAGAATTCACGGTGTTACAGTACGTCTTTTAAATACGGTTGGATTAGATATTGGTACGGATAGCTCTAGCCTGGAAACCGTTGCTTTTCGGGATAGTTCAATGGCAGCGAGTGAAGCTGTACCATTGTTTACTGGTGATAAGGAAGTCTCATTTACTGGTACATATTACGAAAATGACAAAGTATATTTGCGCCAATCTCAAGCCTTGCCATTAACGGTGTTGGCTATTTACCCACGCTTAACAACAAACGATATTTAACATGCTCCAGGTTTTACAAGTTTTATCTTTAGGAGCCACCTTATTAGGGGGCTTACAGCAAAAAAGATCAGCGGATAATGCAGCTGCTGCTGCTCAAGAAGTTGGGGAATTTAACGCCCAAATGATTGAGCGTAATGCTGGCCTGATTGATAAGCAAAAAGATATTATTAACACTAATCATAGTATTTTTAAAACCAGGAGAAAAATTGCACTCGACCAGGTGCAAGGTACGGTCAGGGCAAATACTGGTTATGGTGGAATAGACATAGCATCTGAAACAACATTCCAGGTTTTATCAAGAAATGCCAGGGAGCATGATTTTGAAATAGCCACAGCTGATTTTAATAATGCTGTTACAAACATGCAATTGGAAGATGCCAAGGAAGATATACGGCTGCAAGCGGAATTATCTCGCAAGGAAGGTGGGATGCAAGCTGCTAATCTAAGAAATCAAGGAACATCCGCGCTTATTAAATCAATAGGTACTGGTGTTCGCCAAGCTGATGATTATGGATTTTTCACATGAGATTACCTTTATACCAAGCCCAGGTTAGCCCAACTTCTGAAGCACCAGGCAGACCTTTCCAAGCTAGGCGCAATGCTAATTTAGAAGCTCAAACCCAATTATCAAAAGGGCAGCCTTTATCCCAGGCACTAGCTGAAGTAAATAATATTACGGCTGTACGGATAAATATGGCCAGGGAAAATTTATTAAGCGAGGCCACGCTAGGACTAGATGAAAAGCTAGACCAGGCTTTTAGAGAGTTTAAGCAGTATGGCTCTCCAAATACAGAATTCAGCGGTAAAAGTTTTAATAAGGTTTTAGATGGTGAAAACCCTTTTTGGGGCCAGCGGATGGAAACCATTAAATCAGAATTAAAACAGTCTTTGGGTAAAGACAAATATATGAATAACAAGTTTGATCTGTATTTTAATCAATCGGAATTACAAGGGCGTTTAAAACTAAGAGGGATTATAGATACAAAAGTAAGGGCAGCTGCGGTTGAACATCGAAATATGCTTTTGCAATCTAAGCAAGAAAAATTGAGCCAGCCTTTAGAGGTCGATGCTGAAACTGCTATGGTTTTATTTAATCAGGAAATGGCAAAGATTGT